CTTCTTTTTTTGCTACTTTTTACAATTGATTTAAGAAGTTTTGCTTGCCCGGCGTGAGCCTTGGAAGCCTTCTCAAGCTTTCTTGCGACGCTGAGTATTTTCCTGTGCATTTGATCTCCTTAATACTTTGAAGTCAGCTTCTGTAATTTTATTACGAGGGGGTGCTACACTAGCTATCTTCTTTTGTTTTGAACTGTATCTGCTAAATGGCATTACTTGCACTTACCCTTCTTTCCCATCTTTCCTTTTTTAGGTGGACGACCTCTTGTAGTTCCGTATGTTCCCTTTCCTTTTGGCATAATGTATCCTTTTGTTGTTTGTTATATAGTTATATTCCGCTTCTTATTTTAAAGTAGCTGAATGCTACAAAAAATGCTACGATCATAGCTATCCATAAGGTTGTATCCCTTGGCTCTGGTATAGCAACTAGATCAGTGCTGTAAATTTGTCCTGGTGCTGTTAGTCGAACCTGCATAGTACCTAAAGCATCCGGTGAAAACGATGAAAACACAGCAGCATAAGTGGTATCTTCGGCTAAAGTTATAGTTCCGTTAAATGGTTCGTCGTATCTTTCAAATGCTTGAAAGGTTTCAAGTTGTCCTCCACCAAATCCTATATTAGGGCCGTCATTAAATATTGCAGGTTCATCAATTATGAACTCAGCTTTTAGGTCATCATAAATTAGTAATGCAGTATCTTGAGTTCCTCCAGTTAAATCATTGTAATAGTTTTCAAATGTGTACTCCCCACCTACAGAGGTAGTAAACAACATTGGGTTGTAGTAAGTTGTTCCACCCTGTGGATTAAATCCACTCACACTATAGGTTTCATCTATGCCTACCTCTAGATCGTATACTACGCTATTTAATTGTACAGCACCCCACGCTATAGAAACAAGTAATAACGGGGCTAATAAAAATTTTATTTTTTGAAGATCGACGAACATATTGATGCAAACTCTTTGAAGATTCTAGATATTATATTATTCTTGGGCAAGAACATAACTACAATAGAGAATATTCCTATGTACGCAAAAAGCATACCTAGTAAATTATCTTTGTAATTTTCTACTATGTATTGTATCATACTTGTTTTAGTCCCTCTGGTGAGACAACTGGCAAGTCATCTGGTGTAATTATTGCTTGTTCTGGTTCATCGGATTGTACATCTGAGTGCGGCTTGATTGGATCTATCTCATCAACTTCCTCAGCACTTCCTTCTTCTGGCACGGGTTCTGCTGAATCCTCCTCCTGGGACTTATCGCTTTCTTTGGACTCCTCGGATTCTTGAGATTCTTCAGCCTCTTCACTCTCTATTTCTTCACTCTCAATTTCTTCTGCATCTTGTTTAATTTCTTCTGCATCTCCTCCATTTTCCTTGCTGTTATTAGCACTTTCTTCTTGGGCTTGTGGTTCTTGACTCTTGGTTTCCTCGGTGGCTTGTGACTCTTTACTTGCTACAGCCGGTGCTACCTTAGCCTCCACCTTAGCTGCCTCAGCCTTTACCTCGGCTATCTTTTCCTGCATTACTGCCTGTCCCCAGGAGTCCAAAGAAGGAAAGTCCACTAGTCTATCAAGCATTGGGGGGACATAGAACCTTTGTTCTACGACATCATTTGCTACGCTTGCTACAAATACTTCCGTCTCGTCTACTGCTATATTTGTTTGAGTAACAGCCGCTGTACCTACAGCAACAGTACCAGCAGTACCAAGCTGTGCTATCTTATCTACTACAGGAAAATCCTTGACTCTTCCTAGGAGTGTTTTCTTAGCTTGCCTAGCACCGTCTTTAGCCGCCTTGAGAGCCTCCTCAGCGTCTTTACGGCTAGGTCCTTCACTTTTACTCCCCAAGACCTCATCGAGGCTGTCACGGAGCTCAGAGAGCTTTTGTTTAGCGTTTTTGTAATCCATTGAATTGGTGAGCACCAAGAGCAGATACTCTTAGGTTTGTTGCATACATTACATTTTTTCATATTATTTGACTGATGATGAACCAAAGTAAAAGCCTACTATGGCTAGAACTGTTTGGCGTATCTCTGGTAGTATAACATACCCGTGCAGTGTTTGAAATGTTGTACCCTTTTTAAAACCAAAGAATTTACTGTACTCACTAGCTACTGTTACTCCCTCGTCACTGTGAGCAAGTATGAAGGGAGCTATGATTACACCAAATAGAACAGTTACTACTATTATTCTTCGTACCCAAGCACCACCGTCTCCAGTGCGTTTTGCTGCTGCATCAGCACTTGCACTAGATGCCTCTTGTTTTTTTATAAGATTATTTACATTATTTTGTTGAGCAGTAACCATTGTACCGATCAACTTAAACAAGAACCCAGATGCACCACCACCTAGCATTGCTATGAGTTCAGTGGTCATTTTAAATCCTTTATTAATTTATAAATAGATAGTCCTAGAAATATAAAAGTCATTACTCCCACAACTAGACTGACTACGCTGTTTACGCTTTGTAGTCCTATACAAGCAAAGAATCCTGTTGATCCTACTGTACCTCTAAGCATAGTTTCCATTATTCTTCTACTGGGTTATAGGAAGTAACTGTAGCGGATTCTTCTTCTGAGCTTAAATCATAGGTAGTAACATTCAATGCCCACTTACCTTCTGCTGTTGGGTCTGGCCTTGTTGTCCAACGAGTTCCTGTACCTTCAGTCCAGTGCGAATATCCTATTCTCTTTCCTTCTGTATCGGCACGAGCATAAGCATCTTCTTCGGTATCGTATATTAAATAAATCATTATGAATAAATTGAATAATGTTCGTTTATTTTTGTAGCTATTGTAGGAATGCTTGTAATACTAGTACCTGCGTACAAGTAACATTCTTTGCAGATTCCACCAGAAGACCTTTGAAAGTACCTTGTTCCATCTCCAGCATAAGCACCAAATAAAGAAAGTGCTGCATTCTCCCTAGTATCTAAATCGGCTGATTCTGTTTCAGTATCCCCAGTACCATTTACATTTAAAGTAAATTCTCTATTGTCAGCAAAACCATATAATATTACTTCATTCGAACCACTTATGTTTAAAGTTTCGGCATTTGTCATTCTATCTGGACTTAAACCCTGCCTTTCATTTGAAAGTCTCCAAGAATCATTACCAGCTTTAATTACCTTAAGGGATAAACCACCTGATTGAAAGCCTGAAACACCTCGTCCTCCACCCCATATTACTGCTTCATTAGAAGTATTAACTATATCTGTTTCTGGAACGCTACCAACATAAATTAAACCTATTTTAGAACTAGCACCACTTGCCCAATCATCAGTACCAAAATCAGGATTAATGCCATCTGTAGATACTTGAAGGTTTTGCATAGTATCATTGCTAGTAGCTTTATTTGATTTTACGCCATTTAAAAATGTCCCACTTTCAACAATAGATGGTTGTTCACCAGTAGCATTCTGAATTAAATGTCTATTGTTTCCACTTTGATCATACCAAGTATCAACAAATCCATTATTTCCAGAGCCAACAAAAGCAAGCAATGCTCCAGAGTTTATTTGGGATACAGTAAAATCTTGTTCGCTATCATCGCTTGACCTGCGTACACGAACTGCTAAAGGATCACCCCCAGTAAGACTTCTAAGGCTATATGCAGCCGCAGGAGTAGCTATTGAAGTAATAGTCTCTCCTATTTGGTTCAGCCGTCTCTGCCGACCCAGGGCTGAATCGAGTGATATGTGCATTTTAAGCCTTGTGTACAGCTATAAGACCACCGGAAGCAACAGTTACATTTGTGAATCTTCCGTACAAAACTGTACCAGCACCAAAGGTGGTGTCTAATTCATCAATGTTTTCTATAGCTGTACCCGCTATGCTTGATAGCGTACTGTCCTTAAGAATTTGTATTGCTCCGTAATTACCAACTCCAGCAGTTGCGTGATTAGCCCCGTCTAAAATGATTGAACCAGCAGAACTAAATTCTAATGCGTTATTTCTTGATTTTGCCATAATTGTGTATTATATCATATGGGTTATCGTGATTGACGATTTACATATGTAGAGAATCGTTTGTTCACAGTATTGTTGTTATTTCTAATATCTATCTTTTCTAGCTCCTGAGCTAAGTAAGTCTGTGCCACTTGCTCCTCGGTTATAGCCTCCTGTTGACGATTCTGTACACGAAGGAAGTCAGCATACACAGCGTGAGCTATGAAGTTAAAGAACTCAGAGGGTACTTCAACTGTGGAGTTATAAAAGTCAGAGGTAACAGTAAAAGGTGTGAACTCCCTTTTATATGTAACATACGCAGAGCTATCTTCTGTATTAGGAATATTAAGAATATTTGCACCATCTATATCTACAGAGAAGTCGTACTCAACACTTGAGTTATTTATAAATGGTGTCTTACGATGTACCCTGTTGAAGTCCCCTATATTGTTTCGGTTAGTTTCTGTGTAAGGTATAGCTTGTTTCTGAAGAACCGTAGGTCTTCCTGATGCACTATTTGCTGTACCCCATACCGTAACTTCATAAGGTGCTGATGTATGATCAATTGTACTATCTTCTTGATATCTTGTAGTTCCAGCAGTACTAAGATCAACGCTTCCATCTGATGATCTACTTATTGAAGAACTTGTATTAATCAACCATTGATTACCTGTAGCAAACTTTTCAAATACAGCTGTTCCATCAACAACAGAACCATCATCTGTATTTGTTGTTTTTGAATAAATATTAGAACCAACTTTAGCGTGACTACCTCCTCCTGACTTTTGAGTGCCTAATAAATAATAATCACCATTTATATCAGAAGCACCAGTGCCAGCAGCATTTTCAATAGTAAGTCCTATTATTCTTCTCTCTTCAGAAGTAACTAAGTATCTAGGCCATACAGGGCTAGTATCAAAGGCTTCTTGAAACCTTCTATTTATAAAATGCCTCAACTGATCTTGCTCTTCTATTGCAAGTTCACCACCAGTGCCGACAAGAGCTGATGTTGTTTTNAATAGGTCACCGTAAGTTCTGGTTTGCATTATGCTTTGTTGGGGCTTAGTTCAGGAAACTTCTTATTGTAGTACTTTAAAAATTCTTTTGAATGCACAGTCTCGTGACCGTACTTCTTTGTGAGTCTAAAAAACTCTCTTGCAGGTATTGTAGCAACTGGTTTACCTAATACCGAATGCGTCTTACCTTTTAATTCTTTGGCTTCTTTAGTTGCTTGCTGAACTCTTTTATGTTCGGTTTCTCTCTCTAGTTTAAAACCAGTTTTGATCTCCTTCATAAAAGCACGATCAATCTCGCCATCGGAATACCTTTTGAAATTAGGTATAATTATATTCATATTAAAAAGGTGGGGGGCTTTCACCCCCCAACCAGAATTTAATTTACACGAATGATCCTAGATCAATAATGCGTAATCCAATAACGATGTTGCCAGCAGTTAAGTTGGCAGTTGTTCCACCCACTTCAGCAAGAATAGTAGTTGCTGCTTGGTAAGGAATTGCTTGTGATTGGTTGCCGGTGAAACCATCTCCAGAATTAAATACTGGAGCAGACATTCCATCGACATCAAGAGCATCAATGAACTCATCTGGGTCACCACCAGTTGTACCAACATCAAGTACGATGTCAGTAGCACCAGCAAGTGCAGTTGATTCAAAGACACCAGCCAACTCAACAGCACCACCCGCTGGGATGATTGCAATTGGAAGTTGACCTGCTGTGCCTAGCGTTTCTCCATTAAATGGATCAGTGCCTAGCTTGATTTTTGCAAGGTCATCAAATGATAGTGAGATGACGTGTGTGTATCCGGAGGTTCCGGCTTCGTTTACGGTTAGTTGTGCCATATTATTATATCTCCTTGGTTAATTATGAAGGATCAACGATCTTACCGTGAGCACCAGGGTGGTATACACCAAGTGTCAAAGCACAATCAACGAAACCACGCTCACCACCACCAAGATTAGGAAGACGAGTGCTTCCCATTGGTATTAGTTCGTGGATACCATAATACTCAGGGTTAACAAGATAGCCCATCATTCCTGCTGTGCCAGCTTGAGTTGGCATACAGTCTGGGTTACCGTTAACAATGGAGACAATACCGTGATCACTTTGATAGAGATCAACAGATAGTTTGATTGAGCCGCTGTTGCCATCGTAGTTAACTGAGCGAACATTATCTGTAGCAGAACCAGTTGTACGAGCAAAGTCGCTGATATCAGAACGAAGAGTCGTATCAGCAACAAGCATAAGGTTGTCTGTTGAACCAGTAACTGTGAAGATAGAAGTGATTAAACCATTGAATTCACTTTCATCTAGAGTAGCACCAGCGTCAACAACGCTTGCAGCAGGAGTACGGAACTCAGCAGGAACATTTGCAGAACCTGCGGCGTTTTGAATCCAGTCACCAAGACCACCAAGAGCGTTAGCTGTACCAGCACCGTTTTCTACGGTTTGAGTATTTGCAGAAGCAATAGTAGCTTCAATGTCACGCTTTAACTCACGGATAGCTTTTGCTTCAGCTTGAGCGATTTTAGCAGGACCTACGGAATCAACTGCTTCTTGCAGATCAGAAACCATATAGTCACGACGGAATTTTTGAACACGATTGCCAAGACGAGCACGGCCAGCGAACTTGTCGGTGAATGCTGTTACGTCAGCACCTTCTGAGATACCAGCAGTGCTGGGTGCAGAAAGGCTGTCAACAGTCCACTCAACAAATGTAGAACTAGCACGTTCTTTATTGGCAGACGAAAGGATAGGAGTTTCTTCCGGAGCAAGGATAGTCAAGACATCAGTCAAGTCCTCACGATTAGAAACAGCCGATCCTGTATTTGTAGTATCGAATGTATTTGAGAATGCCATTTTATTAAATGATTATAATGAGTTGTTAGTTTATGAGCGAGAGCTCATTTTAAGTTTTCGAAGAGCAGCAAAATCTCTAGCATTACCCGTTTCTTTGAACCTGGCTTCTAATTCTTTTAGAGCCTTGGCAGTTCTTCCCAGTCCCTTTTCGGATTGGGCAGTGGCTGGATTACCTGTCTTAGGAGGGTTGAGTGTAGGAGCTTTCTTAGTTTCTACTACTGGCTTGCGTCCATATATGCTATTTGTAGCGTGTGCGAACCAATAATCTAACTGAGCAGCAACATCCGGTGCTTCACGTTTCAAGACAGTTTTTAACTTCTTGAATCTATCATCACCTACAGTAGCCTCGAACTGTTTGCGTAAGTCATTGTCCTCCCCATCCAACCAGTTAAGTTCTTTTTTGGCTTGTTGGTTGAATTGCTCTGTGAGCTTTTCTCCCTGTTCTTGAGCCTGAACTTGTTTTAGTTGAGCAGGAAGAAAAGTTTTCTGTGCCTTCCGGGCTTTTATTAAAGCCTGTCTAACATCCTTCTTTGTCCAATCCTTACCCTCAATTGTGGTTACTATATCTTCTGCGCCGTAGCCATCACTTTCAAAGATTAAGTCCTCAGCCCATTCAACTACTTGGTCAACCTCAGCGGCTTTCTGCTGTAATTTCTCGATAGTATCTAGATTCCCGTACGGATTGTTTTCTACCTTTTTCGCCTCCAATGGGTTCGGCTTCTCTTTGAGTTGTGCCTCCAGCTGTGTAAGTCTTTCTTCAGCAGCCTTACGCTTCGCAGTCAATTCACCGAATCGAGCTACAGCACGGCTACCTAACTTTTCAGCTAGTTCACGCAAATCCTCCTCGGACATATCGTCCAAGTCCAACTGTGAAAGAACATCTTCGGATTCTTGGGTTTCCTCGGTGGCTTCTTCTTCAGTTTCTTCGGCTTCGGATTCTTCCTCAACCTCCGATACTTCTTCTTCTACCTCCTCGTCCTCCTGCTCAGGGTCTTCCTGGGGTTCTTCTTCCTCGGGCTGTTCAGTCCTTGGAGTAAGTTCACCAATTCGTCGCTGTGCGAAATCCGTGACGGATATATTTGTTTTTTCCACTGATTCTGTTTCTGCCTCAGCGTTAGCAGTTGCTATTTCTTCTGTCATAATTTATCCACTCATTAACGCCGAGCGATGGCGATAGTCGCATTATAACATAGTACTTACATTCTATCCAAATGTTTCTTGGATAAATCGTTCCAGTTCACTAACTGGAGTATTTGGTCATAAGTAATTATGCGACCGGAAACTTGTTGGATTCCATCTACGGATGCTTCGTGTAACTCCTGAATGGTTTCTTCACGAAGTTCGTGAATCATTTTAATAAATCTAGCAAATGCTTCATAGTTATGAAGCGTTTTAATATCATCTTGTATCTGCATTATTCTTGAGCAAAAGGACTACCCGATAAATTAAATTCGTGATTACCAATTACAAATTTATCTTTTTGTTGAGATCCATCATATTTTGCATCAACTCTTCTAAAGTTTACTGCGTTAAAAGTTCTACTGTCAAGATTATTGTCTTCAATATATTTTTTAGCACTTTTATTATTAAGAGCTAATTCAACAGCCCTTTTTCCTAGTCTTAAATCATTTTGTGTAACTGGAGATTTTTGAGCCTTGTATCCTTTAAGCTTTGGATCATAAACAGCATATTGACCCTTGTGAGTAATAATGTCAGTAAAAGTTGGATTTTTATTTATACTTCCTGGCATAAAGGTAGAAGGCAAAACCTTACCACTTCTTATTAATTCTCTACGATTATGAATGCTTCTAGCAACTGCAAACATTCCGGATTCTCCCTCACCCCTAGCTTCTAAAACAGTAGCAAGTAATAAATTTTTTAAATCTATTTGTTGATCTCTTTGTCTCTTATTAGAGAACTGTTGGGCTGTCATATTGTCTGCCATAACGAAAATGTTAATTAAGAAGCATAGATATATTTTACTGCATATTCTGCGTTTGTATTTCACCCATCTGTGCAGGGGCTGTTCCAACTCTACCAATCTGTGCATTCTGTGCTTGTTGTATTTGGAACGTATATTGACCATTATATTTCTGAAGTCGAGCAGCAAATGCTTGGTCAGACTGGATTCTTTGTGCAACATCAGGCTGTTGACTATATTGTTGTATAACTTGCAACGCAATCTGTGCTCCAGCAGGTCTAGCCGGCATCTCAATACCAGCAAAGATTTTAGCTAAGTCATCTGTAACTTGCTCAACAATTTGCTGTTGTGCAGTTTCAACTGGCTGTAGAACAGCATCTGCCATAACCGGATCAATACTTGCAGCAGCTACATCTAGTAAGCTATCTACGTTTAGACGATTGTTAGCATTTAACTGATTGAGTGCTACAAACTGTTGTAGTTTCTTTTCTACAGTTTCTGGATCAGTATTCTGAACATCAAAATTAATTAAGATATCAAAGTTCTCATCCGGATTACCCTTGTCAAATACTTGTGGATCAGGTACACCAGTTACTCGGAAGAATACTTCATCTGGTCCGAACCTTTGGAAACATTTGTACGCCATCTTAATTACCTCAGCTGTGTGGCTTAGGAACTTATCAACTAAGAATTGCTGTCGTATTTGGCTAATTTGTGAACCCTCGTCCAGTCCTACTAATTTATCTGCTAGAGTCAACAAAGTATCTTCCATCTCAATTGATCCAGTAGGTGCTGGAGGAGTAGGAGCGAAGTCCAAATCACCCTTACGACGATAAGGAATCATTCTACCTGGACCCCAGTCATTTGGAGCTTGTCCTACTGGATGCAATATTGGAGGTAGAGTTGCTAGACTATTTCTATCCACTCTTGAATCCCTTTCAACTTTTACTTGGTTTTGTATACCACGAAGTATTGAAGGAACTGTAGTTGTGTCATATAGGCGTTTACTATCCTCGGATAGTTTTGTTACCACTACTGGGTAGTCCTCGTACCCATTAAGCAGTTCAAACTTGGCATATCCTGGCACTTGTTCGTTGCCGCTGAACTCCTTGTGAAATACTGTGCAATATATACCCTCTGCTCCATCCTCTTGATCAATCAAGCGTTGATAAGCAAAACATATTTCAACTAGTTCATCAGCCTCGTAAGCATTATCTGATAGGCTTAAACTTCTACGACCTTCTTGTTCCCTTTCTATGGAATCAATGTTTACTCCTCTGTATTTGGATATAATATAATCCACGAAGTCCTCATCCCACCCATCAGTAACTACTTTATTTTCTAGTTCTTGAGGAGTGTAGTAAGTTTTCCAAAAGCAGTAAGGTGCTCTTTGTGGATCAGTAACATATGGAGGAAAAAAGAAATCACCATCAGGAGCAAGTGTTTTAACATCAGGAGCGTTAACTTGTCTACGAACTATAGGAAGTTCAGCCGTTCCATTTTTTCTTAGTTCACGTAAAGCCTTCTTGGCTCGTTTCTTTGTAGTCCCCTCAAAAGTTGCTTGAAGCAAGGCAGTTAGTTGTTCGTCATCCTTCCCATCCTGTATTGCTACAGATACTTCGGGGCTAACCTGTGCAATCTGATTAATGTCCAGTTGCTGTAGGATACGTCTATCCTCTCTTTGCCACCCTATATAGGTAATCAGTATACCTCGCTCAAGCAAGTAATTAGCTCCTAGTTCCATCTCTCTATGAAATCTAGGTATGTATCCAGAGGATACCATCCACTTTAAAAACCCAGAAACTATACGACTTCTAGCAATGTCTGAACTTTCAACTGGGAATGCTCTTACATTTGCACGATTTAATGATGCTATAAATAAAGATACTAGTCGAGTAATTCTTTCATCAATAAGATGGCACTCCATATCTGATGCACCCTCCCAAGGAAAGGCATCCGATCCGTGCTTTCTGTGATCACGACTCTTGCCGGGCCAGAAGTTTCTTCGATCATCGTAAGATGTTCTGCATAAATCAAAATAAGCTTCCAGCTCCACAACTGTTTGGTCATAGGCTAGACGTAAAGTTTTAATATCCGGCTCGTCCTGCAAATAAGTCAAGGACTCGGAAACATTATCAGTTATCATTTTTTGGGTTTAATCTTTTATGAACGGATTTTAATAACCGTATAGTATATGTAGATGATACGCCTATTGTATCACATAGCTCTGCATTTGTCATCTGCACAGATGTTTCGTGCATAACATATCTTCGCAATATTTCCCAAGAGGATAATCTATCCACTTGTTCCTTGCACCACTCACGGTTTAATGTTATATCATCCCCCTTTTCGGACATATCTATATGTTGTTCCTTTATCGTCCTCAATAGCCTCAAATGTTACTTGTTTCCCTATTAGTTTACCTTGCCACTTTCTAGGTATAAGCATAGGAACTTTCTTTCCTATTTCTTTATTATGAACATAATTAAACTTTGGATTAGGGCATTCGTACAAAACAATACCTGAGTAATGCTTAGGTATAATTTCTTCTATCATAAATGAATCCTCAAGAATACCTGTACCTTCTTCAGTTACCCAAGTATTTCTGCCCTTGCCTGTTAGTGAACCCTTGGGCAACTTTTCTAAAGCTATACGCATAGCCTCTTCGAATTCAACTTCTTGTTCTTCTGCGATCTTTACTAATTTCTTTTTTGGCATTAATAACCTCCTTGTGCTCTAGTTGTTGTTTGCATTTCGTTTGCTGTGAAATAATCAGGACCCATCCCTGCATTTGACATTCTTAAATATCTAAGAGCATCAAAGAAGTCCTTTAGTGCTTCATCGGATTTGCCCTGCGAATTGTAGTTAATTATACTCTCTATTAGATTACCACAATCCTCGTGCACATAGCATCTAGGGCGATTGGCTTCATCTACATCAAAGTTCGGATTATAATTGAACCACTCATCCAAGGCAGTGCATCCAATTTGTTCCGTCTGCCCATCGGATGCTATGAAGCTCATACCGTAATCATAGAACCTAGTAAATAAATCCACATTACTTTCATTCTCCTTAGCAAAGAATCTAGAATCCCCTATGCGCTCCATTACTTCTATGCCTAGTTCTTCTTCTATTTCTTTAAAAAGTTCTGCATAACCTTCTACATCGTACCCAATCTTTTTAGCTGCGGGTCCGTATCTCCACTTTGGATCACCAAATAAAGCCCACTCCCCATAGGTATCCCTATCGGGCCATTCCTTTCTTATAAATATTTCATCCTCCTCGGATACTCCAGCCCATATAGCAACGTAGTTCCTAGCAAATGCGGGGTCAACTACCTGATACCAGGTAAGTAAATCCTTTGATGGGAACTTAATCCCGTACTTGTTGGGTTCATTACATATAACATTTAGCTCAGGTGTAAAGTTAGGAAGCAATGAAGTCATTGACTTCGTAGGTAATCCGTAAGCACGAACCATTATTTGATCCTCACTGGAGTTCTTTAAGTCCTTTGCTATACGATCATATCCCCCAAATGGATTCTCATCCGAATGCAGATACACTATCCCGGCATCTCGTTCTGGGCTGTACTGCTGAACTGGGACATCTTTACCCAACAGCTTTGCCTTCCTAGTCTCAAGTGTTTCTGCGCCCTTTAAGTATTCGGACACGAATGGTGTGTACCCATCAATGGGAGTAAAACCTAGAATCATCTTGGAGTCCCGCGTTGCTAGACGAAATCGTAGTGTATTGACTAGTGCCGCATCTCCTAGGTATTCATCCAACCAAGCACCTATATTTA